AGGACAAACGACCCTGAACTAAAAACAATAGACGACGGCGCGGTGCAATTATCGCTTACATGGGACAGTCTGCGCCCGTATTATACCGCGCCATCGCAAAAAATGATGAAACATCATATAAATTTTGTCGCAACATCTTTCGATAATGCGATAAATCAAAAACATTGACTTTTAATATAACTTATGGTATAATTTAATAAGTACACGGGGCGGTGGACAAAGGCTGAACTCTGAAAGGGGGATGCCGATGGTGAATTTAATTTTAACTGTTGTTAATGTGATAGCGATTATCATAGAAATAATATTGAAATTGAAAGACAAAAAGAAATAGACCGCCCGTAGCAAGGTGTCGGTCTATTCTCTCGCATTAGACTAATTAAGTTTAATCGAGTTCAGCCGTACTGTTCTGTGTACGCGAGAGGGTGTAGCTTACCCTCTCATTTTATTTGTACCCCCATTATATCATATATATTCACGGCTGTCAAGAACTTAAAAAATATTTTAGGTTCTTTTTTATATCAAAAACAAACAAAATAAAATAAAAACGGAGGATTAAATTCATGGCTGAAAAAGACAAAGAAAAAACCACAGAAAATTCTGTGCCGCCCAAGTTTACGCTTGAACGGTTGCGGCAGGACTGCCTGCAAATATTCGGCGTGACGACAAGCACGTTCGACGGCGCGGCATCGGGACTTGACGGAAAGTTTACGATTGATGAGATCAAAACCAGAATCAAAGAGTGGCAAGAGAAACCAATAAAATTAAAAGGGGGTAAAAAATAATGGCAGGTGGCAATTTTGACAGGTTGTCGGGCAAAGAACGTCCCGGCACATATATTAATTTTGAGAGTACGCGGACAGACGTTGCCGGGATAAGCGAACGCGGGATCACTCTTGTTCCGCTGATCGGGCATAGTTACGGCCCCGCAAAGACTTTTATTCAAATATACTCGGACTCTCCCGACGCAGCTTTTGATATTCTCGGCTATAGCGTCTATGATAACACTAACGACGGTATGCTGCTGATTCGTGAAGCGTTTAAAAATTCAAGAAGCGTAATAGCGTATATACCGTCGCAGGGAGCAAAAGCGAAGATAACGCAGGGAACGCTTACCGGTACGGCGAAATACGGCGGTTCGAGAGGGAATGATTTAAAATTCAGCGTGACGGCGAATCCGATTGGCGGGTTTGATGTGGGCGTTTATCTGAAAGAGCAGACTATAAACGAATACGAGGGACTGGCGACCGTTGCGGAGCTTATTGCGCAGAATAACGGCTGGATTGATTTTACCGGCACGGGTAATTTAACGGAAATTGCGGGGGCTTCGCTAACCGGAGGCACGGACGGCGCGCTTGTCGTTTCGGATATAACCGAATTTTTAGACGCTTCCGAGGCTATCAAATGGAATACAATGGCGTTTCCTCTTGAAGCCACGGGAGAATCAGGCGATCCTATCCCGGCGCTTCATGAAGCGGTCAAAACAAAGATTAAATATCTCCGCGACGGCGCGGGAAAATACCGCAAAGCTGCCGTACCGAAATTTTACTCGGACTATGAGGGTATTATCAACGTCACGAACAGCATTAAGCTCGCAGACCGCGAATTGACTGCCGCACAGGCAACGGCGTGGGTTGCCGGAGTGGATTCGGGCGCGTCGAACACCACGAGCAACACTCATGTAAAATATGACGGTGCGGTCGGTATTATCGGGCTTAAAAATAATGCCGAGGCTATTGCGGCTATCAGAAAAGGCGAGTTTTTCTTCTCGTTTTCGGAAGACGGCGAAGTGATTGTCGAGTATGACATCAACAGCCTGACGACTTTTAGACCGCCCAAAGATAAGACATACAGAAAGAACCGTGTTTTGCGTGTGTTTGATACGTTTGCCGAAACTCTCATGCGCGAGTTTCCGCCGAATAAATTTGACAATAACGATACCGGATGGGACGTTATGGAGGGCTTAGGCAAAGCGATTCTGAAATTATTCTTTGACGCGGGCGCGATAAAAAACGTGGATTATGACAATGACTTTAAAGTTGACCGCACGCTCAGCACAGGCGACGAGACCTATTTTGACGTAGGACTTGAAGCCGTTGACAGCGCGGAAAAATTGTTCTTCACGATTAAAACAAGATAATTAAGACAGGAGGATAGAAATTTATGTCTAATAAAATCAACCGCATTAACAAACATAACCATTCGCCCATTTCGCTCAGAGAGGGAAAAGTCTTTATAGACGGTGTAGGAGTCATGGACAGCGTAAAATGTACGATAACCTATATCCCTGAAATATGGGAGGGCGGACAGCTCGGCGAACGCACAAAGTCGAGACGGCAGCTTGGCTATGATGTAGAGGGCAGTATAACCCAGCGACGCGCCACATCATGGCTCAAAGATACGATCAAAAAGTATATTTCCACAAACCGAACGCCGGAATTTACGATACAGGGAATAATGAACGACGCAAACAGCGATTATTTCGCGGCGAACGGCAGCGATGTTGTCACCTGCGTGGGGTGCGTTCTGACAGGAAATCTGATATTGACGCAGCTTGACCGCGACGGGACGATTCTCAATGAGGATATTACATTTAAAGCAAAAGATATTGTTTTATAAATTAGGGAGGAAAAGTTATGTCAAAGATCAAAGACCTTAGAATATTTATGCGCGAAGACGCAAAAACGGACGAGATAATTACCGTACCCGCGCCCGGTTCGTTTAAAGACGCGGACGGCAAACCGGTCATGCTTGAATTCCGTGTTTTAAGCCTCGCCGAACGCGAGAGCATCAGAAAGAATTACACCAAGCGTTCCATCGCGACGAACGCGAAAGGCAAGCCGATTATCGAAAACGGCGAAGTTGTCTTTAAAACAGAAAGTGACAATCTCAAAAGCTCTATGCACATGCTTGCTGAGGCTCTCGTTTACCCGGATTTAAAAGACCCGGAACTCATGAAGTTTTACGACTGCCATGATGTTACCGAAATGCCGATGAAAGTCTTTTTCAAGAGCGGCGAATTTGAAGCCGTCAATAAGGCGTTTCTCGCGACTATCGGCATAAGCGACGATATAGAGCCTGCGGACAGCGATGATATTATAGCTGACGTAAAAAACTGATTGCCGAACGGAATTCCGATGCGTACTGGGCGCATGTGATGTGGCAGAAACATAATCTGCGAATTGAGAAGTTTCTCGATATGCCGCTTAACTGGCGGCTTGTTTATATAGCGTCGGAAATGTACGAGAGCGAGAGTCCTGTTCGGCGGGATTGTTTGTTTTAGAAAAAGTCAAGAGAGTGCGAAAAATATTTCACATTCTCTTGACAAAAGTATCAACATTGTTTATACTATATTATGAGGTGATATTTTTATGAACGTAACCGTAAAAAAGTGGGGAAACAGCCAAGCCATAAGGCTTCCTAAGGCAATAGCCGAATCTCTTGATATAAAAGAAAATGAAAATGTTGAAATTAAAGTCCGCAACGATGAGATAATCATAAAAAAGGTTCGGAGACACAAAAGCTTTGAGGAAAGAATGGCAGGATATGACGGAGATTATAACTTCGTTGAAATGGATACAGGAAATCCTATGGGAAAAGAGGTATTTTGATGTATATTCCGAATCAGGGCGATATAATATATCTTTCGTTAAATCCGCAGTCGGGGCATGAACAAAGCGGACGGAGGCCTGTTTTGGTTATAAGCAAGCATTCTTTTAATGACAGAACAAAGCTCGCACTGGTCTGTCCGGTAACAAATACAGAGCGAAAAGTCCCGACTCATGTAAAAATAGAAAATGCGGAAAATACGACGGGCTATATAATGTGCGAACAAGTCAAGTCATTGGATTTGAAGACGCGCAACCCGAAATACAAGGATAAGATCGATGATGATATATTATTCGAGGTTGTGGACATTGTGAAAGGATTCATTGACTTGGAAGTCAGTAAATCTGACGATGGAGATGAACAGCCCGAATGAAGTAAAATTATTTACAAAACAACCAAAAACCAACTCTACGGGGTTGGTTTTTTGATGCATAGAAAGGAGGGCGGTTAGATGCCTGTACTATCGACGAAATTTCAAGGCGTGGACGGACTTAGCGGATTATTCGACAAAATAGCGAACAGCGGGCGAAAAGCGACGGAACAGCTCGAATCGGCGGGTAAAGCGGCAAACGCCGCCTTTTCGGAAGCCGCCAGAAGCGCGAATAAACTCTCGGAATCGGTCAATCAGACGCAGAACGCGCTGAA